CCTCTCTGAGACGAAAATAACTGTCCTCCAGTCCTTCAAAGAATGTCCATGCTTCATCCGTATCGACGATTTTGGACATGCGCGCGGCGCCCTTCTCTGTCCATAGCGTCAGGCTTCTGGCTTTGGATGAAATTTGTGCGTGACTGTTAGTCACTCGCAAATCGCGGAGCTCGTCGCCATCCACGGTGAAGATATGAATCCCTTCGACAAAACGACCAATGTTGCGTGAAAGGTTTTTACGGATGTTGGCTTCGTCAGTGCCATAGCCTCTGGCTAATAGCTCAGTGGTGATCACACGCTGATCGCGATACATGAGAACGGGAACGCTAACTGAAGCGTTCGAAGAGATAACTACGGGGTTTACGCCAGACGCAGCTGCGCCCAGTACCTGATTCGGCATATTTTGCTCTCCACACCATTTGTTTTATCCGGTCCCGCCCCATCATCTGCAAATGAACGGGACCAACCTTTGCCGGTAGCGTCTGCAAACGCTGACCGGCAGAACCATAATAAAGGTTCTTAAGCAACAAATCCTACCTACGTACAGGCCGCAGCTGATTGAAATTCAGAGATTGTTATCTCTGCTTTCCCAAATTTAGTGATCGCTCCCCACTCTACAGTGAATCTCTTCACCTGGCTGTCGTCTGCCCAGACCCCGGCATGCGTCAGGCTGTCGAAAATCGCCTTGAGGTAGTTATCAAGGTCGCGCGACTGCTTGGATGGAGGATAGAGAACCAACGCGACCTCCACGTTCACTGTAATTGGCTTAGGCCGCTTCTTAAGCTGCTCATACACGGCGCCAATAGCATTCGCACGGAAAGAGCGCCCGGAGGCGCTGATTAATACTCCCTTTCTGGTATTGCGCCAGTAAGCGTTGACGCTAGGCGGGAACGGTAGAATCAACTTCATCCAGCCACTCCAATGTCAGGGATCGTCATCTGCCCCGCCAGTTCGGCGACGGCGGCGCGCAGCATGCGGATATTTTCCCACGATGATTTATCAGCATGCTCTACCAACCCGATAAACTCCGCCATGGTCATTTCGGTATTAAGGCGCGTCTCGATGGCTACTGAACTGAAGCGGTTGAACTTATCCATAACTTCTGCAGCGTCCAGATCGGGATACTGAGCGGCCACCCACGCTTTCAGCTCCCCGTTCTCAAGCTTTTTCTGCTTCAGGCGCTGTGCTTTGGCAAGAATCTCCGCCGGCACTATCACTACCGTTGGATTTTCGAAAGAGTCCGCCGCCCAGGTGTGGGCGTAACGGGATTCCTGAAATGGGTAAATGTCTTTGTCGCCAAACATCGCGGCTGCACAGGCCCAGACTTCCACGCCGCTTTGCTCAAGGATGCCAGCGCGGGTTAGCGGCATGTTTTCGTCATACTGGCTATCAGCGTTAACTATCGGCTGAGGGGCGCCGGCGGGAATGCCTGAGCGGTATTCGGTAATGATGGCCATAACTTCTTCAATGTGGCTCAGGTCGATAAGCAGCGCGCCTTTCCCCTCTTCGGCTTCGCCTTTCTGAGCGTCACACAGCAGTTCCACCAGGCGACGGGCGCGCGCGGCGCTGAACTGCGGCATCGCATCGGCTTTGGTCAGCTTCTTCTTACCGGTCGCCTTCGCCTTATCAAGCTGCGTTCTGGCTACAGTCCCTGCCTTCACCCCATGTTCACGCACCAGCGCCACGGCGGTCGTTGCGGCAACCTCTTTGTTTTTCACCATGGCGATCAACTCGTCACCAGACATTAACAGCTGCAGGTGATGTTCCACGTCAGCAATAGAGCGCTTCACCTTCTTCGCTATCTCTGCCGGTTCCATGCCCTGATTGCTCATGCGCTGGTAGGCGGCTGCGCGCTCCAGCGGTTCCAGCGCGCGCCCTTGGCTGCTCGTGACCATGAAGGCGATGCGATCGGCTTCGGACCCTACAAAATCTTTGCACTCCAGGCGGATGTCATAGCCAGCTTCTTTCGCCAGCAGCGCGCCATGGTAACGGTGATGTCCGTCGATGATCTTAATGCCCTGTTCAGTGACCTGCACAGCGAGCGGAGGCACATGCTCACCGGCGATAAAGGCATCGCGGAATTCTTCGACGTGGGTTTGGTCAATTTCACGGATGTTGTAACCACTTTCGACGTACAGCTCATCGACGCCCAGCAGGTAAGTTTTTCGGGTAGTGATGTTGGTTTCAGTCTTTGCTTTGTTGTCGTAAATTCTTGCTAAGTTAGTCATTTGGATGCCATCTCCCAGGACAGGGTAACGATCAGCGCGGCGATCATCAGGGCCGCAGTGCGAATGCTTTGGTAAAAAATCACGTTGCGCTTGTAATGGCGCAGTACACGGGCTTTCATCAGATGCCACCCCATGCGTCGGCGCTAGGCTTCGGCCTTAATGCCTTAGCCTTCTGCATGCACATCCGCCGGCGCGCTACAGCCTGATCACGAAAGCGAGGCTTAGCCGTGGCGTCCATCGCGTTCAGCCATACCGTTGCCGCTCGGCTCCAGCAGTTTCGAGCCTGAAGGGACATTGCCAACTGGCTCAGGCGCGAGTATTCGGCGTCGACAGCCGTTGCCTCTTCAACCCGGTAGTAGCGGAATTTCACATCCAGGTAGACTTCGCCCATTGCCACCAGCGTTTTTCCTGCTTCGCGTACAGTTCGCACGTTCGCATTCATCCCCTTCGCCAGTTCGGAAGCTGTCAGGCCCGGATGCTCTTTCAGGTACGCCAGAATCATTTGCTCAGTATTCATCGTTGCGTCTCCTGTTAAGCGCCGCGGAAGCCATCGGGGATTTCGTAATTAGCGCTGGGCATTTGCATCACATCGCGCTGCCATTTGCCGTTCACGCATGGTGGGCGCCCTGATTTATCCCACTTGGTCGCAGACTGGAGATAGCCAGGGAAGTTTTTGGGTATGAACAGAGTTGCTGGGCGCAGGTACTGGGCCTGCTCAGTGTTCTGCCAGTGTGCGTTTTTATAATCGACCACCAGCAACAACTCACCGAGCTCATAACCTTCTGCCAGCCGCGCACGGATATTCTCCAGGGATGATTTACAAACCTGAAATTTGGCGCCAGTGGTCATATTGAGGTGAGCCAGAACCTTCTTAGCGTGATCAGTCAGTTCAACATCGCGGTCGGGTTGCGCAGCAACCTGACAAGAAGTCCCTGTTGTACTCTCTGTAGTATTCTCTGTTGTATTCTCTGTAAGAGCGGCCCAATTTGACCCGCTGGAGGGGTTCAAATTGACCTTATCCATGGGGACGGATTGACCTTTTCGAGCGGGACAATTTGCCCTCTTCGATGGGGTCAATTTGTCCCCATCGGAAAGTAGTGGGCTTGCGTGGTTAATCGCATAGAAATTTGTCCGATCATGCTGGGTTTTCTTCAGCTGCTCGACATAAATAAGTCCCTTGCCTCTCAATGAGGAAAGCGCCCTCTTGACTGTTTTTTCCGACCAGAACGGGAATTGCTCTGTCCATTCGTCAATGGTGTTGTAGACCCAGCGGCGACCGTCATGATCAACGCCAGAGGTGGTGTCTTCCAGCCAGTAACAGATTTGCTGAAGCACTATGGCTTCATTCAAGCCGATCCGGCATGCCAGCACTGGGCTGATGACTAGTGGCTTTACTTTCAGAAGTAGACTCATGCTCGGCACCTACTTCCCTGAAATTGCGCTGAAACTGGTCAAGTGGGCTGAAGCACTCGCCATGTTCATAGTTGTCGCGCAGGTAGATAACGCGGTTTGTTTCAGGTTCCCAGCGAACGACACGGACGATAACGCCACGCTTGTCTTTAAACCTTCGGTTGAGCTCGCGCATTTCGTTAACCCCAGTTGACGGTGCGACTCGCCCACAGCCCACTCTACAAAGCTGTGGTTCACCTCTTCGCTGCATCCGGGTACATTAAGCACATACCGCAGCGGCTCCTGATTGAAACGGCCACCAGCCGACGGCAGGCACCTAAATTGCGGAACAGGATGGAATCTGTTTAAATTGACCATGCGATTATTTCTCCACACCAAGTGATTTGGTCGCAACTGAACGCTCCGGGCTGCAACCTGGGGCGTTCGCCTTATCTGGCGGGCAAAAAACGCGATACAGCAACGTTAGATGCTCCTGCCACTTAGCCATTACCTGATAGCTGTTCTCCTCAATCTGCTCCCTTTCAGCCGCATCAATCACGCCGTCCTCTGTGGCTTTACGCAGATAGGCTGAATGCTTGCCGATCCATTCAACCGACTCCATCAGGCGCTCGTTGATGTCGGCGTTATCAACATCCTCGATCTCAACCATCGGGACATTTACGCTGTTCGACTGCCGCGAAACCGCGTCAGCGATGTATTTCGTGCCGCTGGCCTGTTGAAGAACCATCGCCCATCCCATAGGGAATATCTGGTCGCCCTCAAGACGCAGGCGGTTAAAGAGCGCGTTCTCTGTGATACCCAGCCATTCAGCTGCTTCCGCATAACCGCCAGGCATACTGGTGATGGTTTTACGGATCGCAGCAACAAGCCAGGCTGGTTGCTTTTCTATTTGCCAGTCAGGTTTACCCACGGCTAAGCCCTCTCTACTGTGGTTTCGCTACGGATGGCGTAGCTGTTAAAGTCTCGGTGCTGGTCAGGTAGCGCTGGGGATAAAGAATTTCCAGCTCGCTGATCTCGCCTTTAAAGAACAAAGCCAGGCGCTCTGCTACATCCAGTGATGCCACCTGCAGACCGCGCTCAATACGGCTCAGGTTGCCTACATCCAGATGGATGGCGCCGGCTACTTCACTTAGTGTTCTGCCTTGCGACTTGCGCAAGTTTCGTAACGGTGAAGACATTTTAACCCCCTTAATTGCGTAATTCGCATATTATTTCATGCTAGCGTATTGCGCAAGTTAATTTGCGTTTCATGCAAACCAGCCATTAAATAGGCACATGAACATAGGAAATCGAATCAGAGAACTGCGGCTTGCGCGCGGGCTGACAATGAACGATCTGGCTGATGCCGTAGGCGTCGACCAGGCGAACATTTCACGCCTTGAGACAGGAAAGCAAAAATCCTTTACCGAGCAATCGCTTAATAAAATAGCGAATGCGCTAAATGTGAGCCTCGGTGAATTATTTATTCCCTCCGATCCAAAAAATACTGTATATAATAACAGTAGGGATATGGTTAAGGTTATACAAGGGGGGGATGTGTATCGTGTGGATTTGCTTGATGTAAATGTAAGTGCTGGCCCAGGAGCCTTTGTTGGTAGTGACATTATCGATGTCATTCGCTCCATTGAGTACAACACTGAGCATGCCAAGAACTTCTTCGGCGGCAAGCCCGCAGCCACGGTAAAGATGGTTAATGTCCGCGGTGACAGTATGTCGGGCACTATCGAGCCAGGAGATCTGGTCTTCGTAGATGTTTCAGTGAGCCAGTTTGATGGGGATGGTATTTATGTGTTTGGTTTTGACGGCAAAATACACATAAAGCGCCTTCAGATGGTTCCAGACAAAATTGTCGTTATTTCTGACAATACCCGATATCGTGACTGGTTCATTGATGAATCGAACGAGCATCGATTTTATGTTTTCGGCAAGGTCATGATCAGCCAGTCTCAATCCTTCAAACGCCACGGATAACCACTCCTTCCAACCCTGATAAGCCCGGTTCCGCCGGGCTTTTTTGCGTCTTTAACATTTTAGATTTGCAAATAACGCATTTTACTACTTGCGTTATTTGCATATCAGCTTTATTGTTTCTCTCATCAGCGGTTACTTACGGGTTTTGAGATGAGAATGGTCAAGAACATGAGCAACACCAAGTTTTGGGACCTGATCACTTTTCTGTACCTGTTCCCGGATGCCGAGCTGGTTTGCGATGGGGATATGGGGATCGTGTTGTTGGAGTGCTGTGTCGATAGCCCGGCAGTGAAGCCGGTTTTTTGATGGATGACGCTGTGTTGTTTGGCGGTTTCTTCAGTTCGCAATCTGATTTAGCCGCCCTCTTTTTCACAATGAAAAGGGCATTTGCAAAGCGGGTGTTTTCGAACGCTTAGAGACGTGGAGTGAATGCCCCCCTCATTGTGGTGAATGCGGCTAGCGCACTCGGAGAGCTGGCATCGTGATTATCGTGCGATGCTCAGAGTTTAAAGGTCACCGCTCTAGAGTTCGCCAGCTTGGCCAGAGCACCGGGAGGCACCCGGCACCACAATACCCTTCGATGTTTCGGTGTGGAGAAATCAGGCTGTGGGTTATTGCAGTAACCCACCAGCCCTTTAAGCGAATCCCTCAGTTTTTTATTGCCGTCACTGGCAAGGGATTCATGCAATCAAAAATCGTGTGGAGAACATATGCAGAAGCCTAACGACGACATCAGAGTCGGGATCATCATCTTCCCCTACTCCAGCATTTTACGCGGCTGGATCGCCCCGGATGGCGAGCTGGTAAAGAACCCGATTAAAGCTCAGCGCATGGCTGAGGAAATGTACCGAAACATCACCATCCACTGAGGCGTCCAACATGCTCAACGCAAAATCGAATAAAGAAATTGTTGCCGCTGGCCATTCCTTTGCCAAAAACCTCTCAGCCGATACCGGCCTGATGGATATGGCCAAAATGGTAAGCGAGCTCGCTACACGTCTCGACGTCGCGAACGCCCGCGCCAGTGTGATGGCAGGTGAAGTGCTGCGCATTAACAGCATCTTGCCGGACGCCATCGCCGCGCTGAACGCCACTGGCGACCATATGAGCCTCGTTGCCAACCTGAATGCCGCAATGGTGACGCCAGCTGCTAACGAGTGGATTAAGGCGCTCCAGGCTGAAGCCGTCGTGCAGACGCGAAATACGTCCAGACCATGACCAACCACCAGCAGCCAGGCGTATCTCACGTTATTAACCTCATCTCGCAGCTTGAGATGGATATACTGCGCACCAGCGCCAGCAAGGATGGTGAGTGATGAAAACCACCATATGCATCGACCAGATGAGCCTCGTTGCGGCAATTAGCCTTGAAGTTTCGCGGCAGTTCCCCGGTGTGACGGTTAATCCGGAGCAGTTCAACGCCATCATCGCGGCGGCCAATAGCGTCAAAGCGGCTTACGATGGCACGGAAGTTCATCAAGGCGAAGAGGGTGAATGATGATTCACTATCACGGTGGCCCGATTACACCTGATCTTGCTGCGCTGAAAGCCTGGCGCGGTAGGCAT